CCAAGCTGGACGATGCGTTCTGGCAGCACGGTAGGTGGGGAGAATGGGAAGACAACTTCAAGAAGGCTAGAGAGATCATGACGGAAGCAAACATAAGGATCATAGATCATGTCATTTGACCAGCAAGGTAACTGGATAGGCAAGACGCAGGAAGAGCTAGATGGTTTCGAGGATACCCTCAACCAAGATGCATACGAGATCCCGCAGGAACTACAAGAGCAGTTCAATGCGCTAGGGATGCAGGTGCTAGAAGGTAATAGTGCTCTAGTTAAGTCCAACAAGAACACTAAGGCCTCCTTCTTGAACCTCCTAGCCAAGGGAGTGAAGCCAGCGGACATCATCATCCCTGTATACGGAGGGCTGCATGTCCTGATTGACTGCCTCAACTCCATTCAGGCTAGAACCCTATGGCCTCACAAGATAATCTTAGTAGACGACTGCTCACCTGATGAGGATACCAAGAACTTTCTAACTACCTGGGCTGAGGCTAACCCAGAGCATACCGTCCTGTTCAATAAGAAGAACAGAGGGTTCGCCGCCACAGTGAATCGTGGTATAGAACACGGAGATGGGGCTTATCTTTGCATCCTTAATTCGGATGTGGTTGTCACCCCTGGCTGGTTGTACAAGCAGATCATGGCGCTTGAGGCTAGCCCCCTGAACAAGATCGTCAACCCTTGCACCAACAACACGGCCGAGATCGCTATCCCTATGCAAGAGGGCTACGACTACAACGATATGAACCGGGCATTCGAGAGACTATCTTCTCATGCCTACCCGGAGATCATGCCGACAGGGTTCTGCTTTACTATGGAACGTTCTCTCATCAATGAGATTGGATCCTTTGATGAAGGGTACGGCTCCTACGGAGAAGAGACAGACCTCTGGATGCGCTGCGTCTCTCGCATCTCTAATGGGCAGGTGTCTAACTGGCGGGCTGTGCTCGCAGACGACACCTATATCTTCCACGAGAGAGGCACATCGTTCGGCGTCTTGGGTACTGAGGAACATATGGCCTTTCGTAAGGCAGGGTCAGCTAGGTTCCATAGCATCTGGCCCGGGTTCAAGGCCCTCTTTCGTACCTACAATTTCAAAAAGAGTCTTGCTGCTTTGAGGTCTCCTATCGGAACAGAGCTTATCAAGAAACAGAAGCCTCGGTATAAGATATGCTTCGTGGTCTTCAGTACAGAGAACTGTGGTGGCATGAAGGTAATAGCTGACACCGTTAACTGCCTCAATGAGATAGGGGTAGAGGCTAAAGTAGCACACATCAAACGCGAGACGGAGATGAAGAAGAACGTATTGCCTTCACTACGCAGCGAGCCTATCGTATTCGATGGGTACTCTGACTTCGTTACCAACTTCGAAGCGAGAGTGTTCTCAGACGGCATAGTGGTAGCAGGCACAGGCGAGCTGATGGGAGCCGTGGCAGCGGTAACAACTGACAACCCTAAGCTCACCTCTTTGCATTTCTCTCAGAGTGATGACGTGTCTATCGCTCCCACTACCTCCTTGAGGAAGAGCATAGCCTCAGCTAACAGGCTGGCTGACTATACCATTACCAACAGCAAGTGGACAGCAGCTAAGATGGCTAAGAAGCACAAGGTTAGCGGTAGCATATCGGTCGGGTACGACAACCTAATGTTCTTCCCTCATGGTAGGGACAAGGGTGACGATAGACCTACAGTGCTGGTGTCTCTAGGCAACAAAGTCTATCCCTTCAAGGGGCACGATCGCGGCGTGGATATGTGCGAGCACCTATACAAGATGTGTAAAAAGGATAAGAAGGAGATCCGTATCCTAGCCAACGGTGTGGATGCAGTGCAGGGTGCTGAGTTCATCATAGGGCTGGGTGTGTTGAATCAGTCTAAGTTCGCCACTATACTAGGGACAGAGGTAGACGTGTACTGTGACCCTGCCCACAACCATAGCTATGGGCTACCTACCCTTGAGGCAATGGCTTCGGGTGTTGTACCTGTGTGCTGGAACAACAAGGGTGTAACTGAGTACGCTACCCATGACCGAGATGCCATCATCCTAAACAATAAGACGGCGCCCGAGGTCATGGCTGAGCGCATCTACAACCTCCTCTTCAATGAACCTAAGAGGATGGAGCAGCTCAGGACTGAGGGGTTGAAGACAGCAGCTAAGCTACCTAGAGCAGATGGAGTACTAGAGTTTATAGAACTCCTAGAGAATGCACTCGACCTCAAGTTTGAGCCTAAGAACATCGCAGTCATCACGCCTCACCTCCGCAAGTACGGTGGGCCTACTACTATACTAGACACGGCTAACCTACTACAAGAGGCAGGCCACAATGTTGCGCTATATACCATCTACCCTGACATAGATCCGGCCATCCAAAGGACAAGTAAGGTACCTATCCGGGTGGACTGGAAGAACATCCCGCCTTGTGACGTGTTGATCTCCAACTCAGACAACCCTCACAACGATATGTTCCTAGAGATGGCACACATCAAGAAGAAGGTGATGCTCAAGCTGTCCCACAACGAAAGGTTCAAGGAGTTGGAAACCAACTCACTCAACCTAGAGTGGGATGCTATAGCCACCAGCACCGGCTGGTTGCGGAAGGCATGCAATACAGTAACGGAAGGTTGGGACTACAGCACAGGCCACAACGTTAAGCGTGTAGGCTGGTACCACTACGGCCACTCACAGTTCGCTCAGCTCACTCACCAAAGGAGCTACGGCAACAACAAGGTAGGAATAACTATAGGAACCTTGATCCACCAGCACCCCCTAAAGGGTACTAACGAGGCTCTTGTTGTCATGGAAGCACTGCTTAAGAAGCACCCCGGTGCGATTCGTATGGTGGGTGTAGGTGAAGTCCCTGGCTTTGATAAGACTAAGCCTCCGTGGTTGAACTACGTAGCTGGGCTCTCTAGAGAGGATATGTCTCGTGTGATGTCACAGGTAGACATTTGGTTGGTGGCATCCCACACCGAAGGGTTGGGCCGCATGACCCTAGAGGCTATGTCTAGTGGGTGCGCCATCGTATCTACTGACACACAGGCTGAGTTCCTCAAGGATGGACAGAACTGCATGCTCGCTAAGGTAGGAGATGTTCAGGGCTTGACTAACTGCTGTGACAGGCTGTTCAATGCTGCGCCACTGAAGGCGGATCTAATACAGAATGGGCTAGCGACAGCCAAGAAGGCAGCGGACCCCACAGATTATATCACTAACTGGAACAAGGTCATAGGAGATTTGTTTTGAATAGAGATGAAGCTTTTGAAAAGCTAGTAGAAGCGGTAGACAAAGCCGGGACTGCTCAGTTCGATAACGTAGATGCTGCCTTCAACGTGGCAGCGCAGGCTCTTAACTATATCATGGACAACATCAAGGAAGAAGATGAATCCGAGACTAAAACTACTGATTGAGGATGTGAGGCGCACGCATATCCCGTTGTTCATTAGGCCTACCTACGGAACGGATAAGGCAGAGGCGTACTGCTACGGGTGCAAGGGGTTGGAGTTTGATTGTCCTGTCTTGAAGGCAGCAAAGGAGTTGGAAGATGACGACCAGAGCAATAGCAGTTAGCACATACAATAGGGCCTCTCAGATAGGTGAGCTGCTTGAGGGCATCCTTACTACTATGCCCCCTGACACAGATGTATTCGTGTGCGATGATGGCTCTACTGATGGCACCATCAACGAGGTGCTAGAGTTCCCCAACGTCCAGCTCTACTCTGCTACTAATATGGGGGTGGGTGTCAACAAGACACGGTGCCTGTACTTCCTGAAGAACTACCACTTCAGCTGCCTACTTGAGGATGACCTTGTGCCTATAGAGCCGCACTGGTTTGAGACATACGAGACAGCGTCCAAGCTGATGGATGTCCACCACTTCTGCCGCGTGCAGGGCAAGGAGATCCCTGAGACTATGCCTTCATTCACGGAGTATATGAAGTCTACTATGAACGCCACCCCTATCTATTCGGCCTCTCCAAGAGGTGACCTAACCTTCATAACGAGGCGCGTTATTACACAGGTTGGTGGCCTTAACCCTCTGTTCCAGGGCGTAGGCTACGCTCATGGTGAGTGGTCAGCGCGGGTAGCTAAGGCAGGGCTTATCTCTCACCCTCTCCACTGGATTGACATCGCCGAGGCGCGCGACAAGTTCAAGCAGGTAGGAGACACGGAAGGTGGGCGCTGGGAAGATGACCCTATTGAGATCAAGAAGCAGATGCAGTACAACAAGAGAGTCCTACGCAACCTGAATACACAGGACTACATCCATAGCCCCTTGAGGATCGTCTGATGGCCAACATCATCCTAGGGCGCAGGCTTCCTCTGGACAAGAGAAACAACCCGATTGTCTCCTACTCTGACAGCACAGAGCAGGCGCTCTTAGACCTCGGTCACACGGTAATCCCTATGGGAGAGGGCTACGCTTCTGAAACTCTAGACGAGCTACCCGGTGGCATAAAGACACACGCTGACTTCTTTCTCGACCTTGACTGTGGGCGTAACAAGCAAGGTGACCTAGCCTTCCAGACCGAGAAGCCTTTCCTCCCTTCAGCCGTGAGATACATAGACACCCACGGCCACCCCAGCCTGCACAAGAGACAGGCTGAGTTCTACGACCATGTGTTTTTTGCTGTATGGGATAGGCGAGACCTATTTGCTAAGCACCCTTCGGCCCACTGGTGTCCTAACGCTAGCGATGCCAAGTACTTCGACAAGATGATTAAGCCTGAGGCCCACGGGTCTCGTCCTTTTGACGTAGGCTTCTTCGGTAGTAAGGGAGGGATAGACAGGGCTGATATCCTCAAGGAGATTTGTGAACGCCACTGCTGGGCAGTTGACATCCGGGACATTGGGAAGAACCGCAGCCGCTGGCCTGCCACAGCTGAGGCTATGGCCCAGTGCAAGGTGCTGTTCAACAAGGGACAGAAGCACGACGGACCCAACCAGCGAGTGATAGAGTCCATGTTAATGGGCCGTCCCTTGGTGAGTGACAGGGACGATCGGGATGGTATGTCTAAGCTGTTTGAGATAGGAGAGCACTACCTTAGCTACGATTCAACCACCGAGCTGGCAGACAACCTGGGCTGGTGCCTACGTGAGCCGTCCTTGGCTGCATCTATGGCTGACAGAGCATTCAACTTGGCGCTAGAGAAGCACCAAGTCAAACACAGAGTAGAACAGATACTGGAGGTGTGTGGTGTCAAGTGAACGCTGCGATATGGGGCTCCCTGATTTCGGTTTGGAATGTCTGCGTCCTAAAGGACACTTTAGTCATACCTGTCCTTGCTTCTCCATTTATAGAGATCCAAAGGATGCCTTCTTTGGTATGGGAGTTTACATAGATCATAACAGTAGTGGGATGTTCGACTGTGAGACATGGTTGGTTGATGATGAGTTTCCTGATGACATTATACTGGAGGTGAGTGGCATTGAGTAAGATTGAAGGGCTGACCCCTACCATTCTAGTGATGAACGATCAGTACTGGCTTCCTTACGCCTTAGAGTCTCTCCGAGGTAGGTTCCACCGCTACGTGATCTACGATGCAGGCTCCGAGGATGGCACAGAGAACATCATCGACTGGTTCGTAGAGACAGAGGATGCCGAGTTCTTCGTACGCAAGCTGCCATTCGCCGTCCCTGCTATCCAAGGGTGCTACCGCAACTCCATGCTAGTGGAGGCAGAGACAGATTGGACGTTCATGGTGGATGCGGACGAGGTGTACCACCCTGACAGCTTGGACAACCTGATCGAGAGGATCACTCCTAAAACTGATCATAGTCGCATAGGAGTTATGGTAGAGAAAACCCTGTACGGGGTAGTTAGGCGCACTGAGATGGCTACGAACTTGATCCACCGCTATTCAGAAGTACGCACACACCACCGCATGTACCGCCGCGGCGCGTACTTCACAGGCACCCACCCAGGAGAGGTACCTAAACCTAAGCAGAACAAAAACAACGAGTTTCACATGGACAATGTGATGTGCTGGCACTTCCACAACGCTCTACGTTCGCCCTTGGAGGGGTCGGTACCGAAGAGGCTAGATAGAAAGTCACAAGGCACGTACCACCCAGGAGAGCTTGAGACTTTCGATCTGTTGGAAGAACTGCCTATCTTGCGGGAGCCGATCAACAACTTCCCAGTTAGCCCTGACTTGGAGAGGTTGCAGCATGTCGCTCGTAAAATGTAAGTGCGGTAGGTACACCCAGAATGGGTTCCTCTGCACTAACTGTCAGAAGGACGCCTCGATCGACACATCCTACTATGAACCTGATGTCGTAGAGGATGAAGAGGAACTCGATGAGCTAGGGTTCACTATCATTGACAGCTTAGAAGGGTACGACGATGAAGAGGAAGACGATTAGAAGTCTATCTCGTACTCAGGATTCTTCCGCACACCCGAGTCGTCACACATAAGGTTCCATGCCTTCTCGATAGACGAAGCATGCTTGTCTAGCAGATCCCATTCCATTTTCATATAGTAACACTTGAGGTGACCGTACTTGAAGTCGCTGTCGCTCTCAGCCCTTTCAAGGCAGGATTTGTAATGGTTGAAGGTATGCACCATCCCGTCGTACAGGAAGGTATAGATCTCATCTAGGCCATCGCACGGCATACCTAGGTATGCTCTCACTAGGTTGGGATCGGAGTGATCGTCGCGCGGCGGGTCAACAATAGCTCCTGCTACCACAGCCATGCTCAGTATACCCACCCCTACTATGATAGCCAAGATCTTCATTCTTCACCTGTGTAGGTTGAGCATTCTTTAGCGTTGAAGACATCCACTATCGCATTGCTTTGGCCTTGTAGAAACTGCCCGTGTTGCTTGATGAGAGCGCAGTGCAGCAGCCCATATCCGTTGTCAGCAGGCGAGTCAGCATAGGCTATACAACCTTGCCAGTAAGCGTACACGTCTTGTAGTAGTGTGTGGTTGAAGTTGTACCCTTCTACTAACTCTTCGCACGTCAGATCCTCAAGCAGCCAGTCACCGTTGAAGTCCGCGCTATTGGACCGCATGGCCACTAGAAATAGGATAGCCAACACACATGTAATTCCAAGCGCACATACTAGTAACCTTTGAACCATCTTATCTCCCTTCACCCTTCATACGTTGTGCATTTCTTAGAGCTTGCAACAGTTGTTCTCTTGCCTTGCTGCGGTACCCACCTGCCATCTTCCCTGCTCGTTGTAGCCTCTCTATAAGCTCATTCTCGCTCCAGCCTCTCAGGCCGGGAAGCTGACCTAGCTGCTCAACGTGTCGCTCTAGCCACTCCGTGTACTTATTCTGTGCCATTACAGGGCTGTGCAGGTATTGTTCGGTGTAGGTTCCTTGGATGTCTGTTAGGATATCGACCACATCCTTCTCATTCCCTTCGCTGGTGTGGAAGTCAAGGTTCTTAGACAGATGGTTTCTCACCTTGGTCAGGTGCTTCTCAGCTAGCTGCTCATTCGCCAGCTGCTGCTCACCCGTGGCTGAATACGACTTGAAGATACCCACGTTGTTCAATAAGAAGTCGGTGGTCATGTTGCCAGGGCGTCCCGTCATCGGATCGATGGCGTTGCCTGTGTCTATCAGCGCTTTCGAGATGTTGGTGAGGCCAGTCGGTTCACCCCACAGCGGGACATCAGGAGTCGTCAGCCTAAAGCCGTACTTCTGAAGGAAAGGTGGGGCCATGAACCCAAGGATACCAGCTATAGTCTTGCCAACCCCACCCTCTATAGGCTTACCGTTACCGTCTTCACCTGTGAACGCCTGCACCATAGGCTTGAGGATGGCCAGCGGGTCAGCGGGCATCTGTTCCAACAAACCTGCCGCATCCCTCCAGGGGAGTGCTCCGGTTCCAGCGAAGTCAGTGGAGGTGCTCTTCAAGAAGAACGTGGAGTGAGGAAGGAAGTCAAGTAGCGCACCACGCATCTGGTTGCCGTGCTCCTCGTCCGTCCCTAGTGCCATTCCGAGGCCTAGCCCAACACCTCCGACGCCAGCACCTATGTATGCTTTCTTGGCTATAGCTGCCCCGGCCTTGGCACCGGCCATGGCACCCTTGGCACTCCGAGCACCTGCCGCTCCTAATGCCGCTCCTGCTACAGCACCAACCACGCCACCAGTACCTGCGCCACCTATCCCTGCCAGAGACTTACCAGTTCCGACTACGGTGGTGTACTTCTGTGCCCAGGTAGGTAGCTGCTTCTTGATGCCTGATACTTCTTGAGGGTCACCGGCGAAGCCCATGCCACTCATTATAGTCTGGGAGATCTGGGGCGCTCTCAACCAGGGGATCATGCGGAGGGGGTGATCCATCAGGTTGTTCTTAGTAATACGCATGGCCTCAGCCGGGAACGTGGCCCACGGGAAGGCGAACTTACGACCATACTTGATGGCAGACCCAACGGTTCCATACATGGGAAGCCTACGGGCCACCTCAGTTACGGCAGCTTTGCGGGTGAGGCCTTGGCCTCGGAGGTGCATGAAGTACGTCATCTTAGGGATCATGTCCTCAGCCAGATAGGCCTTAGTCATCTGGTCGAACCACTTCGCTTTGCCTCTGCCTTGGGCAATATCCTTTGCACTTAGGAACTTGTCGATGAAGCCCTTGGTGAAGTACTGCTCTTTTCGGAGGGCATCCCTCAGCCGCAGCAGGTGTGCCGAGCCTTCCACACTCTCAAAGGCTGACTCTTCCATTAGCTCTTTGACTGCGGGGTCGGTTAGCTCATCCAGCATATTAAATTCTTTGCCACCAGTGCGAACCTTTCCAAGGTTGATTCCCTTGAAGCGGTCTGCTCCTCTGAGCCCTGCGGCGTTAGCGGCCTTAGTCATTTTGGCATAGTCGTTGAATGTGTGGGTCATCTCACCCATCAACTTCAGGTTCTTGGGGGCCATCGAGTTGAAGCCAGCCTGATACAGGAACGAGATATTACCTGTCAGGTTCTGGAAGTGGGTGGCTGGATTCAGGGCCGTCTTCATGGTCTTGTAGATGGTTGTCATCACGTCCATCATATTACCAGTGATACGGTCACCCTGGAACATCATCCCTTCCTTGCCGAAGATACCGTCGAACACATTCCTATCAATCCAAGGGAGATCCGCCTCATCTAGCCCTGTCTTCTTGGCGATCATACGCTTCAGGATTGCCGTCGGTCCTTCACCTGCGGTGTCCATCCGAACAAACCCTAGCTTATGCATCTTACGAGAGTCGAACCCCAAGCTCTCTACCTTGGCGAGGCTCCAAACCTTATCGCCCTCTTTGGTTAGCATATCAGTGACGAACTGGTAGTTGGTGTGAAGGATACCATCATTGATGTACCCTTGCACGGTCATCTCAGCGGGATCAGTGATAAGCTCACCCGCCTCCAACCGTCCGAAGATGTCAGTGTGATCCCCACCTCTATGCTTCAGGGTATTGCTGGTAAGCCTGGGTTTGTTAGCAACCTTGACAGCGATGGTTGTGAACTCTTCCTCATTTACAGGATTGAATACTGTTGTCTCACCAAATATTCCCTTCTCTTGCTCCTTGACCAGACCTTTAGCTCGGGTCTTCGGAGCGCCCTTCGGGGGCTTGATGGGAATGAGGTGGGTAGTAGTAGCACCGATGCCTAAGTCAGGGGTGCCCTTGCTAAGTGCCGGAAGATGAGCAGGGCCTACCCTCATGTATGTATCTTGAGTGATGAACCCACTCTCTAGCATCTCGTCCTGTCGCTTACGTGCTGCGGTGAGATAGAAGTCAGCCCACTCCTTGTTCTTGGCTGACAGCTTACCAAACCTACCAGCAGCCTTGGCTGCGAGGCCAGCCCCCGGTGCAATCTCCCCAAGGATGTAGCCATAGATGGCATCTTGCTGCTCGATACCGGGCATCTCACGTAGGATGGTACCCATAGTATCGTTCTGCCACAGCCTCTGGTGCATGTCATGGAACTGGTTCTTGATATCACCATTCTTAGCGTCTTGGATCATACCATTATAGGTCTGAGAGAACCTCTTATCAAACGAGTGCCGCATCGACTCCATCTTTGTAAGAGGGATGGTGTCTAGCCCTGCTACTTCGTTCGCCCTATCCGCCCGAAGCTTCATCTTTCGGTAGCTTTCGTTACTGAACTCTTGCTTACGGAGCATATGGATGACATCGTCGTCAAGTTCTGAATAGCTCTTCAAGTTCTTGAACCTATCAGGGTCTAGCATAGCTGAGATCTCTTGGCCTTCTTTTCCTAGCCCCTTGCCAAGCCACCTATCTATCTCCACCTTCTCGGCTGTGGTCCCTGCTCTCAGTGCGGTGAGACCCTTACCAACCCTCATAGTAGAGCGCGCCGCTAGCGTAGCAGGCAGCACTATCGTCCCAAGGAGGGAGGTGGTAGCGAGGGCGTTAACCCAGAGCGGTTCTTCTGACCACTGCTGTTGGAGGTTGTCTATGCTCCATGACCAGCCCTCGGCATCGTGGGCGATGCCAATGACGGCGGCTTCAGGCCCGAACAGGAAGTCGAAAGTCTTAGTAGCCATACCATCTTGGGGGTCTTTGCTTAGGCGGGAGGATACCTGCCTAATGCTGACGGGCTTGTCGGGGTTACGAGGTTCGAAGTTCGTTATACCTGCGCGGGGAGGCAAGGGCTTAGAGCTAAAGATAGAAGGGCTCCTAACCTGCTTGTCCTTTTTGAACAGGCCAGCTGCCTCATCTTTCTTACTACCGATTTGGCCCCGGCGAGGCGCTACATAACCCTGCTCTGTAGTCCAGTCACTACCTTGTCCCATACTATCCTCTAGATTTTAATGTCAAGCGCTTCGCCTTCGGCGCGCTCTTCTTCCGGGAAGAGTCCGGCATCGTCTGCCCTCTGCGGGTACACGTCCTCTCCGAACTCACTAAGGAAGTCGGGGATAAACTTGCCAGCAAGGCTCTTAGCTGCTCGGCCTGTCGCACCAGTAGCCCGTCTGCGACGAGCAGCACCGGAGGGGGCCGGTCCAACCTCAAGGAACTTAGCAGCAGCCTTCTTAACAGAGTTCTTGATAGCAGCGACATAGGACTTAGTAGCCTTTTTGTCTGGATCAGCAGTGAGACCTCTAAGCTCCTTCAGATACGAATCGTCCTGTAGGTCTTTTCCTGTCGTCATAGCGTGAGGGAGCCACTCGTTAACGACCCATCCAGCAACCTGATCCTTGTCCATACCAAATCCCTCTTCAGACTCAGCGTACCTTTGTCCAGCATCAAGAGAGAGTGCTTCCCACTGCTTCTTGTACTGTCTAGTTTCCTTAGGGTTAGGAGCAGTCGTGATGGCCATCTTAACCGGCTCCTTCGGCGCGGCGAATAGACCTCGGCTTTTCTGGTCAGCTTCAACATCAAGATTTGAAGTATCCACGTCACGTCTAAACTGTTCTCCACCTGCCTCTTCTAGAGCAGCACCAAGTATCAACTGCTCGATCTCGGCGTGTCTCTTTCGAAGCATGTCTTCTTGCCATGCCAGCACCTCTTTCGAGTGTGCATTATCATCTGTGATGGCGGGGTTTCTATTGCGCCAATCCGTAATATATTGCTGTACGATCGGCGGCCCTAGACGCGCCATAGCGGGTGCTATTAGCTCCTGTCCTTCTGCTGTTCGAACATACGCCTCCATACCCGGAGCGCCTTCTCCTGTCATAGCTTCCTCAAGAGATTTGTACGGCTTACGTTCGGTCAGCGAACGCTCTTGTACCCTAGCTTGAGCGGTGTTCAACCTTGAAGCTGCCTGTCGCCCTTCTATCTCAGACTGAGCCTGAGCTGTGGACATGTCAGGCTTCTTGAACTGCGACTGGAGCATGGCAGTGGCGCCTTGCATCATCTGGGCGATCATGTTATCTACGATGGGGTTGTTGGCGTACTTGGTAGCCGCTGACTGCATCAGACTGATGTGTGCTTCGGTCGCCTGGTTAGCCATATCTCCTTCTAACTGTGCCCGGTACCTTGCTGCCTTCACTTGGTCAGCAGGGTTAGTGAAGTCCAGCATCACAGGGGTTCCGTCTTCCTCATGCCACCGTCCGTTCGTGAGCTTCTTGCCTAGATACTTGCCTTCTACTAGCAGCTTACCCATATTCTCTTGGAAGGGATCAAGTAGTTCTTTCTTGAAGTTCTCAAACTCGGCTGCGTGCCAACGATTCTCAAGGGCACCAGCAACCTGCTTTCCACTCTCAGTCCAGTTATCAAGATAGCCCTCATCAGGGCGCATGCCTCTAGGGGTGTACCCGCCGCCCTCAAACGCCTTACCGAAGGATCGGAATGCGCTCTCCGTCATAGCACCAGACAGCCCTCTAAATACTTCTTTGCCTGCTCCCTTTAGGTGTCTCATTCCACGGTCGTGGAAGCTCTCGGGTGCCGGTTGTCCCTTAGGCCCAGGGACTAGACCCTTTTCTTTGATCTTGCTCATAGCTAGGCGATGCTGTGCATCTTTCATCTTCTGTGCGTTTAGTTCTTCTTCTGTCGGCATCTTATCTCCTAGTTAAAAGATCTTGTCCCATATGTTTTTAACGCCGCCAGTGAAGGCATCGCGTCGATCCTGGCCTACATCACCACTACCTGACCCGTACCTATCAGCGATCGTGGGGTCGTCGCTTTGATCGCCGCCAGCATAGGTCGCTGGCTTTCCGTCATTAAGATAGTTGAGACCAGACTTCAGAACATCTCCCATGATACCACCATCGCTGCTGCCTCCGTAGGCTGAGGTGCCTCTACCTGTGTACCCCTTGTTCGGTGCGCCACCAAACATCTGGCCGAGAGCAGATCCTACCTCACTACCCCCAATCGCACCTCCGGAGAAGTAGGTAGCAACCGCTGCGGGGACCAGCTTGACCAGACCTTCAACGAAGTTCTCGCCGAAGTTCACAGGTTGCTGGGTCATCTTGGTGTCATAGGCTTGCATGATAGCTGTGTTGGCTAGTGAGCTAGCTTGTATCTGCATAGCCGTCGTGCGCTGCATGGCGTCACGATATGAATCATTGACCAGCGGTAGCCCAGCCATGAAGCTCTGGGTTCCTGCTGCTACACGGTCAGCGTTCTGTCGGACGGAGTCGAAGAGAGCAAGGTTGGCTTGCCATGTCTCTTGGACTCTAGTTCTCATTGCACGCTCACCAGCAGCCAGCTCTTGTACTTCGTACATGGCTGCTCGTCGGGCGGTACCGCCCTTGGCGTATTGATTCTTGAGCTTCCGGACGGTGTCACGGAGCTGGAGGGCTGAGCCCTCGTTGATGGTACCTAGTACAGAGTTTTCCAGCATGTCCCAGGCAGGGCCTTCTCGATTGAGAAGCTGCTCGGACTCTCTTACTCGCTGGCTCTGAATACGGAACTGTGCTGTATTAGCGATGGAGTTGGCATACGACTCGGGGTCGAGGACGCCTTCTCTGGCCACGCTTAGGATGCTGTTCTTGGCCGGGTCATTCGGGCCTAGGGAACGGAGATCCTGATCGGGCTGGGAGAGCCCTAATCCACTCGTGTCGAAGATGGACCCAGGGTCATCTACGTTTCTTTGGTTCTGGTAGTCGGTATTGAATAGGTTGTCCGAGCCCAGCATACTCCAGACGCCCATCTTTGACTGTTCAGCAGCCATGTCTCTGGCTTGCTGAGCGGATACTGCCTCTGCTGCCCTGATAGCAGCATGCTGCTGGCCACCTGCTGCTTCTTTTGCCTTTCTAATACCTTTCTTGTTTGAGAATATAGCCATATTTTCCTCTCTATTAAAGCGCAGTCTCCTACATAATTATAGGAATTTCCTCAACTATTTGCAACTACAGGTGTTTCCCTGGATAAGTCCAATCTGACTGTGTGGTCCCATTCGCCCCATCAGGGCTCACGATGTCATTGATGGTGGTATTCTCAGACCAAGATTCCCCGCTCGGACCACCTCCCGGACCGATGGCGAGCATGGTAGCCTGGTCGTAAGTCTCATCAGGATAGTTGCTCTGGTACACCGCATTATGCCGCCGCCACACCCATGTCTCTCTCGGGTAGGCAATTTCGCTTATCCTAGGCTTGTCCTCACCAGCGACTTCGCCGATAGCAGGTTCCTCGGAGCAGAAGTTAAGATCTTCTCCCCACCTGTAGTTGCCGATATCTCTCACTACCTCACTGCCGATAGCGAACTCCTCTTCAATCTGACCGAACAGCCAGTAGTGAACTAGGTTCCCGCCGAATGTACCATTCCTCCAGTTAACATTACCATTCCCCCCGTTGTACAAGGAGTTGATATAGGCGAGGGTACCATTTTCTCGATGAGGTTGGCGATCTGGCATCTCTTCTCCGATCTTATCTCCGTACTTGTATACCCAGCTCCAACCATACTGAGGGTCAGGAGGTTGTCCTATACCAGGGTAAGGGTAACCGTTAACAAGAGAGTCTGTTCTACCATAGGGACCGATGGGAGGTATGTCCATTCTATTGCGATTGCTCTCACCCAACCCCGGAGGAGAGTCACTGTCGATACAAACGTTCCATAGCCCTGCTCTGTTGAAGTAATTATTTGACCCGGCCTGGATGTAACCAGAACCATAAGGTCTAGTGTATCTACAAAGACCGGTACCCAGGGTTCCTACAGTATGTAGGTTCTTGTTATCGCTGTTACAGAATACACGTTTGCCGGTAGAGTTATCCGTCTGCTCCGCTGTACCCCCAGGATAGCCTTCATCATTCATCTGACGTAAGCAACCCATACCATTAATATGAAACCCTGCGGGTTGGTCTTCAATTTGAGGATCGTGAGGCACAATGTTCATGTACACCCTCAGCTTGGGGATAGCAGTATCAGCTTGAACCTCGCCTCCTTCAAAACAAACAACAATGAATATCCATCCATTGTTCCTGTTGTCTAGGTCGGCTCTCCAAGGTTGGTGTGTACTCTGACCAAGACTACCATCATTCCATACGCCTGCGTAGTGTGAGAATGATGCGATCTGCTGTGTGTCAGTTGCATCAGTTACATTGACTGTTACCCAATGACGCATTACAGGATTCGGAGGATTAAACCTACTATCGATGGTGATCTGGATCCTTCCATACTGCCTATCATCGCCTCTCATAGGCCTTCTCTCATAGAGATATGCTATCTGGTTTGTGTTAGCGATGGCGTTACGGTCTTCTGTGTCTAGCGGTGTCTCTGCTAGCTGCTCGCTGAAGTTTCTATGGTTAATTCTTACCCAACACGCATAAGACCAATTGTTCCCTATCATCCCTTGACCCGGCTGACTGACACTCCAGATATGCCGAACCGCGTGTGCAAGCCAGACGCCAGCGCTGCGGAAGTAGTACCCCAACATGGAAGGCCACCAGCTATTATGATTCGTCGCCCCATGTATCTCTGAAGACCCACCGTCCCAGGGGTCACTAGGTACAGCATCGCCAACTCCAGCGAACCCTGACCAGATGGTTAGAGAGAGGTTCACTTCGTCATCTTCTATCGTTCGGTTGGTAGCTTCAAGGAAGAAGGTTCGGGTAGTGTTCTCCCAGTCAGTGGTAATAGGGATAGGGTCGAACATAACCGATTGGGATGTCTCAAAGCTACCGTTACGCCCATCGATAGACTCCGCTCGGGTAATAGCCCCTCCTCTAGCGAACCCATCTAGGTCTGCCCCCGACTCTGTAGCCGCGTACAAGACTATAGTCTGGTGCAAGGTTGCGGTGTGAGGGCTGAACACAGCGTTCTCGTCAGGCATACTCCACAGCCTGAACACTACCTCGTTGTTGCGCTCTCCTGCTATGTACTTGTCGAGAATGACAGACGCCCAATTATAGATGTGGTACCCCTTTAGTAATTTGATATGGTCTTGGACTAGGGTGCCTACCTCAGTGGGGCCATTCTTAGCTCCCTCTAAGGACATGAATTCAGAGGCCAGCTTAAAGGTGATAGTCTCTAGGATAGAGGAGGCTCCATTCCTACCAACCGATTTGACCTTAGCCGTGTAGTTTCCGTAGTCTCCTTTGAAGGTGTAGTAGTTAGTGAAGGAGGACTTAGTGACGCTGATTCCTGTATCGTCGTTTACGATCTCTATAGAGTACCGTAGATGTATGTCAGAGTCAGGAGCATCCCAAGTGAGCTTCAGAGACTTGGCAGAGGTCTCGGCAAGTAGTCTTGTCGGAGGGTATAGGACTCTATCTGTCTGGTTCCTAGATGGCTCGAAAGGGTTAGATGCCTGCCTATTGTTTAAGGCTACATCCATCAAGGCACCTATCCGCATCATCAGAGCCTTCTCGTCGGGCGGAAGACCCTTCAACCTAGCAAACCTATGAACAATAGTGTTTCTTCGTCTAGCCATTACTCTACTCCTATCTCTAATACGTTTAGGTGGCACCACTCTACCACCGTAGAGTCCTGTGTCCTCGGGGTTCCGTTCTCTTTGGTAGTCAGATCCCAGGCAAGCAGCCTAATCACTAAGCGATTGCCCACAGGAGGATGATTCACTGGGAATGGCCCTATGTTCTGAGAGTTGTAGTGCTCTCCTAGTGAGATCCTTGCGTACTCCGTGCTGTCGATAGTAGATCCATTAGGATCAACCGTGTCTATCCACACAGAAGTTTGGATCTTACCATCTCCGAACATAGCTATGGCTGGGTCAGCATACGCTGTTAGGAAACCCCATACCATGCTGGTGCCATTAGAAGTAGCGGGGGTGAAGTCTAGTGTTGTGCCGGTGCCTCCTAATAGCGTGTGCTGTACCGCCCCTTCCAATTTAGTGTAGAACCCTTCTGCTGTATGCGCCCTAATTTCAAACTGTTCTCCAGTTATGGTTGCTACGTCTGAATAGGGTGTTGATGTACCATCTCGTCTAACCCCCCGTACTCTAACGTATTTTGAAGACGATAATCCCTCGACAATGATATCATTTCCGAACGTCGTAATCGTAGTGAAGACTGAAAAGTTACTGAACGTTGAGATGTTAGCCTCGTAGAAGTTTATCCTCTGGTCAGGCAGAGCTACCCAAGAGATCTGTGCCCCTTTGATTCCCTCAGACACAGTTAGCTGCGGGATAGGTAGCATTTGATCTGGTTTCCTCTTCAGCAGCCGAAGCGATTCATCTAGGCTCGTCATCTCTTTGGAGTTCTGAAGATCCGCGAAGGCCCTCTCTAGCTCCATCCTTTGCGAGCCTCTAAGGTTCGTAAAGAACTTAGCGAACGATCGTAGGAATTCACCAGCCATTATTCGTCACTCACAAGAGATTCAAAGATGTTAAAGTTCTTCAGTGATACGTTTGCATCCTGACCATAGGTGAAGCTAGTGCCCCCATCAGGGACAAAGTCGTTTGCGAACGAGTTGTGGTCCGGTATCATCCTAGCCTGTAGCCGTAAGGTGTAATCTCCCGGCTCTAGGTTCGAGAACTTTTGAACGAACGTCCCTCTCCTAGGGTTCGTCCACGTCCCTGGTATATCCAATGGTGTCTCGTACCCATCTGTAGTAACCTTGAAGGAGTAGAAGCCAGACATGGAGTACGCGTTACTAGAGCTGTAAGTAGTGGCGAAGAACACCTGCCCTTTCTGAACGAACTCAGACTCATCAGGCGGTAGCTCCATCCACTTGAACTCAACATCACTCCACTCAATGTTCCCTTCATTCGTAGGGTCATTCCAGTTACGTAGCACCTCTACGTCGTAGTCTACGGAGTAGTACGCCTTGCCACCGATAGCTGTATAATCCCTCTCCCAGCACGTCGTCCACGGATTGCCATTGGCGGTACTGATCCTTCGTATCCTCTCTGTCCCATCGTACAACCCATATGACTGAGCGAAAGGTGTCTCTACTACTTTGTTCTCTGACCACGGCCCCACCTCTCCGTTCTTGGTGACAACCCTGATCCTCAGGTAGTACGTGGTCCCCTCTGCCAGCTGGGACCAGATGTAGAAGACCTCAGGAGTCTGGAACTGGTCGAAGTTGTAGAACCCTGAGGTGGCGCTTAGCTGCAGCTCGTAGAACAGGAGGTTCTTCAATCCTCTAGGGGGCTCAAAGAACACCCTCACCTCTTGGTAGGACGACTCCACTGTGATGTCCTGAGGTACGATCTTAGGCACGAACTCAGAGAACGTCCGCTTAGGAGACTGCTCCACCTGAGCAGCCAGGGAGATACCCACGGCCTGCTCAAGGTGACCCAGGAACAATTTCAATTGAGAGACCCGTCCAGCAGGCCATTTCCTCAGCCGAACCTCGGCATTCAGCGAGTGTGCTTTCCCTACGTACGCCATTACGCGATCGTATCGTCTACGTCGATCTCTACAGCCAGGGCAGGCTGGACATGGTAGAAGAACCTCGACGCCAACAGCTTCGTATATACATCCTTCTCAGCGTTCTGCCAAGTAAGACGTACATACTCTCCCGGTGTGGTTTCTCCCGAGGGAATACGCTGTCGTATGAGTGAGTTGTTTAGTCCGAACTGCATAGACAAAGTAGCACTGTCGAGGGCTAGGGTCTGTGAGATACCCCTTGCTGTCTCCACGATGGCTGTCCAGATACAGGCGTCGTCGTTTCCGATCCTCATCTCTACGGTATGGGGTGCGATCCTACCTGTGGCTAGCTCTACTTCGCCACCTAGGTTACCAACCCTCATGTAGTGGGTCCGGATCTGAGTGTCGATAGCGTATGTAACGCCCTCAGCATCCACCCAATTCTTAGACGAGTCATTGAACAGCCGATAGATCATTCCGTCAGCCCCTCCTGCCAAGATTTGGAAGTCTCCATTCGAGTCTTCTATCTCTGTAGCGTCGAGGAAGTTCAGGTTGGCTTCTGTCGGGGTTACCACCTCGGACCAATACCCTTGACCTACCTCGTCAATGGGGTACTGATAGCAGAAGATCGAGTCATACTCACCTGCAGCGTTAGGGTTGAACTGGAGGATCATATTCTTAGCTCTACTATGGACGGTGTGGATCAGCTCAATGTTGACCTTATCGATGTTAGAGTCGTACTTGTCACGGATAGGCTCACTGATCTTGCTGGTCTCGCTGAGGTCGAAGAGCCGCATTCCGTCACGGTCAACTGAGAAGCCGATAAGACGTGCTGTTCCAGCAGCCCTACGACCTACGCAGCCCATGCCCTGTACGATCTTATCAAAGGAGAAGTCAGGGTTATCACCGATCACCTGCCACTTACCTGTCTCGGTCTCAACCACCAGCCCTGCATAGGTCTCGTACATAGCCGTGATCTTCGCATCCATGTCTAGAGCGTTGATAAGCGGGAAGCTCTCGGGCTCATCGTCCTCAGAGTAGTACAGGGTGTACGGGTTCTGGGGGTCACCTGCCATGAACAACGTCTTCTTCCACTTCTTCACGATGCCACACTTGGGAGGCACGGAGTTGTCGTCGGAGTAATCCCCGGCCTGCGGGGCTGTCTCGTTGCTGAGGCTACCATCCGCAGTGGTGTCCGTGTACGTGGTGGTCACGTTGTCAAGGATCTCGTCAAGGTACAGCCAGACAGAACCATTACCTACCGTTCGGTAGATCCGCCGAGCAGTGACTTGCAGATCTGTAGACACCGGGATCCTAGTGAGGTCAATTTGTCCATGATCAGCAGCAGTAACGTTAACGCTTTTAGGCCCAGCATTACTGCGCTGCCCATACTTACTAACATAAGTAACCTTGTAGCTATATACACCCGTGAGGTCTCCGACTCCTGTTGGATTGGCAACCACCGCTCCTTCGTCCCTCTTTTGGTACCTATCGATCCGGAGGTTGTTAACGGTCGTTTGCGCGGTCTGGAGGTAGAACTCAAACCGTGTGCTCTTGACAACTTGATCCTCGGGGTAGAAGTGCCCGAAGTGTGTCCCTGCTGGCGCGCTGTATTGTGTCCCACCGGGAGCCCCCGCTGTGAAGTCTAGGTTAATCTTGTTCCACCCCTCTCTCAAGCTACCGTTAGAGAAGTCGAACTGCCAGTTGTTGGTAGTGGTCACCACGTCAGGGCTCACATAGACAGATAGCACAGGGCCGTCGGTCTGGAACCCATGGTTCGTTGGGTTACTAAGGGAGGCCGTGAGGGTACCACGAGGGATATACGTGAAGAAGGATACCCTGTTGGCGATAGCCTCTGAGTTGTCTCTCTCATCTCCTTGGACAAAGAACTCACCGTGGGCCTTTTCAATGTTGAATACATCGGAGGCGTAGAAGACAGCGTTCAGCTTGACAGCTGCCCCATCCCAGGTCACATCTCCTGGCGTAGCGTTGGTCTGGTCAGAGGTTACACACCAAGCAGGGACCCAAGAGGAGGCGTCATCGAACTCATCAACGACTGTCTCTTCAGAGCCGGGAGCCGTCACTCCCCATTGAGTTATCACTGCACCATCATACTTGATGAGCTGATCCCCTTCCCCTACGCGGTCGGGGTTGTAGTTGGTGATGAACATGAAGCGGTCCATCATATCAGATGTGTGGTATAGGTCTGCGGTTCGGCCTGTTAGGAGAGTGGTGATAGCACCACCATCTACTCTGCCCAGAGTAGTACCGGCTGCTACCAGTGTCTGTCTTAGGATGGTACCGTCGAGGTCAGCTGACTTGTAGAACTCTATCCAAGAGATATTCTTAGCTACTGCGTTCTCTGTGTAGGGTTCACTAAGTACACGAGAGCTACCTCGTATCTTGGAGATAGCACCGTACTCCTCAAAGAAGTCTACATTCTGGGCGATTGAAAGCTGCTCAGCCTGTAGCACCTCAGGGGTACTCTTCGTGTATAGACCTTGAAATCCTTTGATGTCAAGATACGGTATTCGTTCTCTACCCATCAGCTATCCCGATAGTGAGTGCGAAACGGAGTTACCTTATTAGAGGAAACCATTCGGTTATCAATGAATCGTTCCCAGGTCATCTCCCATTCGGCACGTAGTCGCAGCACGCTTCTCAGCCTGCCTTCTTCCTGCGTCTGCTCCTGATCAAACAGGGTCACCGCTGTATCAAGCACTAGGATCTCATCCAGCATCGTGGGGAAGTCCGAGTGCAATTGGTCTTCATCTGCTGTCAGCTCCGTGGGGGTGATAGCATACTCCATGCGGATCTGTCCCGGCGTGCCCACAATAGGGGCAGGCTCAAGGACGAAGCCACTACCAATGGATCTATATGTAGGGTTGTAGGAGTCTCCTGCTCCTTCAGGCGCGGGCTTAGCACCATAGTGACGCTCTTGCCGCTGGATGGGTACGGTGCGCCCATCAGTACGAACCAGCTCCATCTTGAAGAGCCGTTCAAAGCTGGTAGGCCAAGCGTATCTCTCTTGGTTAGAGACTGAGTCTCGGGTAGCCACCACGGTGAAGTACCCTTCGAAGGCCATGATTAGCTCAGCTGCGCGCCTCCGATAACATGAGTTGAACACCTGCTTGATGAGATCATCACTCCAAAAACTCTTTGCAGCGGTCTCTTCACCTACGTATCTACGCACCCTGACAATGAAGTTAGCCAGTGTGCCGGTCAATTGGGCCATACTCAGTCTCCTTTATGAGGAGTTAAAGATCTTCAATACTCTTTAGCCCCACGTCCGAGTCATCAAGGGGCCTAGAAGTACGAGACTTGTTCTTCTGACCACTATAGCTCACGATCTTCTCCATCATGGGGTTCGTGGGCGCTGTGATTCCTCGGCTCATGTTGTCCCTGGCGTTCTTCAGAAGCCAGGCATTCTCTTCTTGAACGGCTTCGAACCCTTCTTGCTGCGCGTCTTGCATCTTTATCTGTGCAGCTTCCTGTTCGTCCCGCGTAAGTCTGTTCCAGGCGATGTCTCCGTACTTGTCACGGAACGTCTTCTGGATATGCAATCTACTGACCAGCAAACCAAGCCACTGGTCATGCTTAGACTCTACCCGAACCACATGTGCCCATCCGTGGGGCTCACAGAGCCTCCACACATGCCACGCGCCTTCGGGGATCGGGGCTCCGTCACCATCTGTGGTGACAAAGCCCCATACCTCTTCGCCGTGTTCTCGGTGAATGGTGAAACGTGGATCCTCTAGCTCACCCTCATACTGATTCATCATGTCGTCCCATATCAAAGCGAACTTGTGATGAACCAGATACAACTTCTCGTCGATAGACTTTAGATCGTCCATAAACCAAGAAGGTAAGTCTTTTCCAGGGATGCATTCCCTGGCCTTAGAGTTACTAGGTCGTAGCGTAGTAGGTAGTTTCATCTTCTCCCCCGAGATTATGTAGTGTTTCTTAGTATCCGTAGACTGTGATCACAACACCAATCCCAGTGATACCGTGCGCGTCACGCAGGGTAATGGTCTTGAAATTGGCATTCGATTCCAGCGAGTTCACTTCGACAGAATAGATTGCCGCAGTGGCATTCGCGTCAGACGCTGGTGTCACGATAGCGAACAGCGGATGAGCCAACTGGCTTTTGAAAGTATCATCAGCCTTGAAGTCATCCCCCGCCGCGAGCTGGAATAGCAGAGTCTCAGTCTTGTAGGGTCCATGTGTTGAAACGAAACGTACAAACGCTTCGGTGTTCGTTCCGGCCGTGCCCAAGTGGTTCGGGGCGGCCGAGGTTGCAGCAATTTGAACTAGAGTTCTTTCGCCAGCCATCATTTACTCCTTTTCTTATACTCATCCTGGCGCTTCTTGCGGCAAGGGGCACAGTACTTCGGTGCCTTTCCCTGAGGGCGAGCCCTCTTGATAGGGATACCGCAGTCAGCGCAGCGGAGAGTCATTTAGTTATACTAGTTCCGGATTCGAAGAGTCACCATACGCCAGAACCACGACAGCAAACGCTTCACTGTCATTTGCTTCTACCTGTGTGGACGCATCATCAACGAGTAGCAATTTTCCTTCGTTTCCTGATTCAGCAATATACACCCCAAGGTTAGGGATCGTCGCAGTCGGGACCAAGTTGAGAGAGTGATACACATTGCAACCAACAACGAGAGTATCGATCTTTGAAAGACCAAGCTCCAGTGCTGTTAGCACGATACCACCTGTGTTGTAGGTACCCGTAATCTCAGCGACTACTTCAACTTTGCTGTTTGAGGCAATACCCGTGAGGGAGTGACCGCCACCAGCAAATCGACTTTTGATAAGTGTCTTAACGTCAAAATCACCATCAGCCATTTTGTGTCTCCTTTATTATGTGAGTTCCGGTGCGGCGGCAGAATCACCAAACGCTACGATGGTACATGAGAACGTTTGAGAGTCTGTTGCCTCTGCCTGTGTGGATGCATTGGTATGAAACATCAACAGCCCATTACTACCAGACACAGCAAGATACTGTCCTGTATGAGGGTCTGCGGCACCCGGTGCATTGAGGGTATTCGGATGGACTTGACTTACAAGAATTGCATCAATCGTTGTAAGGCCAAGAGAGGTCGCATACACTGCGACACCACCGGTGTTGTAGGTACCTGTAACAGATGCCACAACGCGAGTCTTAGAGTTGGAAGCAGCACCTAGAATAGTGTGCCCGCCACCTTCAGCTCGATCTTTAGCGAGTACTTTAACTACGAAATCGCCATCAGCCATTTTATTTCTCCTTTATTATGTAAGTTCCGGTCCTTCTGCTGAGTCGCCGAACACTACAAGCGTAGTAGAAAAAGCAGTCTCAGCCGCCTCTGCTTGTGTGGTCGCGCTAGTATTCAGAATGAGCAGCCCTTCAGCTCCAGAACGAGCAGCATATGCTACCCGGTTAGGTGTGCCACCCGCGGGTGCTGTATCAGCATCAACAAATGTGTTCGCACCACTAAAGATAGCATCAATAGTTTCGAGTCCAAGATCTGATGCTTTCAGTGTAACCCCGCCCGTCGCGTAAGTCCCTGTAATAGAGACTACAATGCGAGTCTTGTTGTTCTTGGGCTGACCATTGATATTACGCCCGCCTCCATCAATTCTCGCGGCAGAGAGTGTTCTAACATCGAAATCGCCTGCGGCCATATCGTTTCTCCTTTAATCGTTGTCAAGCATCCACTGTGGTTGCTTGATGTTGTGTCGGCACCGATCACCTTCCTCAGCGCCGCAGCTATCCCAGGAACCCCAGTCTCCTCCAATCCGTACTCCTATGTAGAGTATGATCGGTGCGAGATTGAGCCACCAGGGAAGTAGCTCTCTTGCATGCTTACGTAGCGCTTTGTCAGCAAAGGCTCTAGCCTCATCGGTCATAGAATCTTTGCTGTGACAGCGCGTGCAATAGTGCCAATCGTGAACCCTACCTGAGATCCACAACTGCCATCTTCGGTACATCCAGTCAGGAAAACCACCAGAGAGACCATCATCCACAAAGTCAGGATAATCTCTGCTGATGACGCTCATGTAGAATGCAACCTTCTCGATTGCCCAGCTCATGGTGTGGGTACCACACCTTTGACAGCGCCCTTAGCCAAACCTTCAGCTAGCTTGCCAGCGTTGTCACTGAAGCCTGTATCCTTGGTGTCGTACAGTATGTCTACACAGTCGTTGACCACTTCTTTCTCGGTCTCGCCTGTGCCGAACACGGTGGACTTCACCTCGGCACACAAGGTGCCGTTAGGATAGTAAAACTTGTCGTGTGAGTGAGCACACCCGAAGGTGAGCCCAAACACACACAAGATGATTATTGCTGCAAATCTCACGTATCGGCTTTGAAATTAACCATGCCGTCGTGGCGCGAAACAACGATGTATTCCGTACCAACCGTAGCACCATCAATAGCCACGTTGTTCTTATCAGATGTCAGATAGAACGTAGGATCCGCCGTACGATATGCG